AATGCAGTCAAGATTAATCTAACGGAAAGGAGAAAAATCGCATGAAGGATTCATATGAAATGCTAGCAAACGCTATCGTTTTGCGGGCGGTCAGGGACTACCGCGACTCACTTAAAAAACTGAAAAAGCACCCCAAGAATAGGACGGCCTTATATACAAAACGTGAAGTAGAGCGGTTTTTCCGTTCCGACTGGTACGCATCGCTTACCGCAGTCGACCCGGAGATGCTTATAGAAAAACTTAAGGGGGAGGTTATATAATGACGGCGAAAGAATACCTCGGACAGGCTTATCGCCTGGACCAACGCATAAATAGTAAATTAAGATATCTTGAAAGCTTAAAGTCCTTGGCTATGCAGGTCACAACAAACTTTACGCAGGTGAAAGTGTCCGGCGGTAGGAACATAAGAGGATCTTTTGAAAATACTGTGGCTAAAATTATTGATTTAGAAAAAGAAATTAACCAAGAAATTGACCATTTTATAGAACTTAAACAAGAAATCCTAAATGTAATATGCAAGCTGGAAGATATAAACTATCAATTAGTTTTAGAACAAAGATATTTAGACAATAAACCCTGGGAGGATATATCTTTAGGTCTAGGTTATAGCAGAAGCGGGGTTTTTAGAATTCATAGTGAAGCATTAAAAGAAGTTACTAAAGTTCTAAAGTGTGGACTAAAATAGAGTAAAATGGAGTGAAATGGACTTTAAAATAGTTGAAAATGCTATATAGTATAAGGTGTAGAGGTATAATAAGAAGCCCTCGAAATATTGAGGGCCTTTATTTTTAGGAGCTGAAACAAATGAAGATATGTCAATATCAGGACTGCCGGCACGAAGTAAAGCCAGGCAGTCTTTATTGTAAATACCATGCAAGAATGCTGGAAATAGAGCAAGCAAGTCCGAAGTGGCTGAACGACATGATTAGGGAAATAAAGCTTAAGCTAGAAAGAACTGAGAAACTTAATTGCAGCAATTAGTCTTTCCGATTAAAACCTATTTTGATAAATAGCTTTGAAAGCCTTCGCAAGAAAAATCTGCGGGGGCTTTTTTCATGCCAGAATTGAGGTGAGAAAATGCCAAGGAAACCTAAAAGGCCCTGTTCATATCCCGGCTGCGGTCGGCTCGTTATTGACGGGCAATACTGCGCTAAACACCAAAAAACTATGAACAGGAACTATAACAAGTATCAAAGGCACCCTGAGTCCAATAAAAGATACGGTCGTGCCTGGAAACGAATCCGGGATAGATACATTAAAGCCCATCCCCTTTGTGAAGAGTGCCAAAGGCAAGGCAGGCTTACCCCTGCTGAGGAAGTGCATCACATCCTCCCCCTATCGAAGGGCGGAGGTAATGAAACAGAGAACCTTATGTCATTGTGCAAGTCCTGCCACTCTCGTATCACTGCTGAGAGTGGTGACCGGTGGGGGAGGTCAAATCTCTAAAACCTTTTTTAGCGGACAGCGGCGGGGGGCAACGCGTTAAAAAATTGCGGTTCAAAGGGGGGATTAACGCCCTGCTCTGAAAGGAGGTGATGGCGCGTGGCAAAAGACGGAACAAACAGGGGCGGCAGGCGTGTTCGTGCAGGCGATAAACCACAGCCCCTTGCAGATAAAATAATTAAAGGAAAAGCAGCAAAAATACTAGAAGTGCCGGACATACTCCCTGAGTCGATACTGGATGTCGAGGACTTAGATGTGGACTCTGACCTTTACGGAGAAGATATGCCTGCGCCAAGCGACTACCTTAGCACAAGGCAAAGGGACGGAAAGCCTTTAGGAGCGGATGCACTATTTATCGAAACCTGGAAATGGTTAAGAGACCGGGGTTGTGAGAAATTTGTTAACCCAAGGCTAATTGAAGCTTATGCTCAAGCCTTTACAAGATACATTCAATGCGAAGAAGCCATCAGCACTTACGGGCTTTTGGGAAAGCACCCAACAACCGGCGGTGCAATTACCAGCCCCTTTGTGCAAATGAGCCAGTCATTTCAAAAACAGGCGAATCTTTTATGGTATGAGATTTTTGACATAGTAAAACAAAACTGCACCACGGCTTTTGTGGGTAATCCACAGAACGATATTATGGAGGCCCTTTTATCAAATAGGAAGGGACGGTGATAATAAGTGAATTCAACAGAACGTTTTGAAAAAGTAAATATAGATAAGCTGGTACCTTATGCCAGAAATGCCCGTACTCACAGCAAGGAACAGATTCTCCAACTTAGAGCATCTCTCAGAGAATTTGGATTTGTCAACCCAGTCATCGTGGATAAGGATTTAAATATCATAGCAGGTCATGGTAGAATCCTGGCCGCCAAGGAAGAAGGCGTCAAGGAAGTCCCTTGTGTATTTGCAGAGCATCTTAGCGAAGCACAAAAACGCGCTTACATTATTGCTGACAACCGCCTTGCCTTAAACGCAGGCTGGGATGCTGAGATGCTTTCTGTAGAGATTTCTGATCTTCAAGGTGAAGATTTTGATATCTCGCTTCTTGGCTTTGATGATGCGGAACTAAATAAATTGTTGGGCGATATTGATGGTGTCCAAGATGATGAATTTGATGTAGATGCGGAGCTTCAAAAGCCTGCTACTACTAAGCTGGGTGATCTCTGGCTTCTTGGAAATCATCGTCTGGTTTGCGGTGATTCAACTAAAGCTGAAACCTTTGAACTACTAATGGACGGAAAACAAGCTAATCTTACAGTTACAGATCCGCCTTACAACGTAAACTACGAAGGAACAGCAGGCAAAATTAAAAACGATAATATGGGTAATGAAGCTTTCTATGATTTTCTGTTTGCATCGTTTAAAAACATCGAAGCAGTGATGGCAAAGGATGCTTCTATTTATGTATTCCATGCGGATACTGAAGGGTTGAATTTCAGAAAAGCTTTCTCTGATGCCGGTTTTTATCTTTCCGGAACTTGCATCTGGAAAAAGCAGTCGCTGGTTCTTGGTCGCTCCCCTTATCAATGGCAGCATGAGCCTGTGCTCTTTGGCTGGAAGAAGTCCGGCAAACACAACTGGTATTCCGACCGCAAGCAAACTACCATTTGGGAATTTGAAAAACCGAAAAAGAATGCAGATCATCCAACGATGAAGCCTATTACACTGGTGGGTTACCCTATTTTAAATTCAAGCTTAACTAATTGCATCGTTCTTGATCCCTTCGGCGGCTCCGGAAGTACACTTATTGCCTGTGAGCAGACGAACCGAATCTGTCATATGATTGAACTCGATGAAAAGTTCTGTGATGTCATTGTGAAGCGTTTTCACCAGAACTTTCCTGTAAACGTGATAAAACTAAACGGCAGTCCTGTAAATCCAGAGCTGCTGTTTAAAGACTCCTGATAATATCCGGTAAATCTGAATCTTCAACGGTTTATTTTTTGTTAGAGATGGTGCCAGGAATAGATATCAGGGTGCTCAGGAATCTGCTGATGATAATTTGTAGGCATATATTTATTTGAAATATAACTCACATACCACTTGCTATTTACAGCTTTCAGAGTGATATATGTTACTACCAAAATGGAAGGTGGTATGGAAGAAATGAGAATCGACTACAATGTGACAGGCCCAAAACGCAAATCGCTGGTAGAAGCTATCAGCCAGGAAATGAACTCCCCGGCAAAATACCTAGGTGCCCCTACCTTTGCTTATGTGGTGGGAAATTACCACATTGACAGGAACGGGGTGCTCGAAGGCAAGGACAACCCCGGACTGGTTGCCGTCCTTCTTGGGCTTCATGATTTTAAGGCGGTCAGTGAAGAATACGACACACCGCTTCCTGAAGCAGAGACGGTTCCAGAGGATTTAGAAGTCCCCAATGAAGCAGCTCTTGACGGCAGGTTCACCCCTTATCGGGATTACAAAAAACCGCCTTTACATGACTCAATCAGGCAAGAAGAAGCCGACTCCTTGACCATTGAGATGCCAAAGACAGGTTTTACTGATGCAGCGATTGAAAACCTTAAAAGGCTGGTAGAAAGCAAAGAAACTCTCATTAAAAAAGCTTTAAGCGTAGATTCTGTTTCGGTTATCATTGGCGAGGAAACTATCAGTTTTCCTTGGTTTAGCGGCGAGCGAAACTCCGATGAAATCAAAGCCTACACCCATTTTATTGCGGCTCTTTGCGAAATGGCCAAGACACAAAAAAGGGTTAATGCCACCGAAAAAGCTGTAGAAAATGAGAAGTACGCTTTCCGCTGCTTCCTCCTTCGGCTAGGCTTCATAGGCCCGGAATACAAGACTGAGCGCAAGGTTCTTTTATCTAAGCTCCCCGGAAGTTCGGCTTTCAAAAATGGAAAAGCTAGGGTTGAGGAGGTTGAGTCCCAATGAGAGGAATAAGTCCGGAAATGCTAAAACAGCTTAGAAGTTATTACCCACCGGGAACCAGGGTTGTTCTGGTTAGGATGCACGACCCTTATACCAAGCTTACACCAGGTGAAAAAGGCACTGTTACCGGTGTCGATGATATCGGAACAATCCATGTGAATTGGGACTCAGGTAGCTCTTTAGGGATAGCTTTTGGCGAAGATGAATGCCAGAAAATAGGGGGGTCAGAATATGAATGAGAAGGTTAAGGAGCAGATACTAATTATCAGGGACAGCGGTGTTACAAATATGTTTGATGTTAAAAGAGTCCAGCATGCAGCTAACCGCCTAGGCTTTTACGAGTTAGTTTTATATTTGGAAGAGCATAAAGATGAATACGGTCGTTTTATTCTAACTGGTGAAACACCGTAAATAGCTTTTCAAAAGCAAGGAGCTTTCAAGCGAAGGCTCTTTTCTTTTGCCCATTTTATATTACGGAAAGGAGGCGGTATTTATTAGAAAACTAAAGGAATATACACCAACAAAATTTATGGCGAAGGATTCAGTTTATTGTAAGGATGCCGCCGACTATGCTGTTTCCTTTATACAAGCTCTAACCCACACTAAAGGTACATGGGCGGGAAAGGCCTTTGAACTTATAGACTGGCAGGAGCGGATTGTAAGAGATGTGTTTGGCATTCTGAAACCTAATGGGTATAGGCAGTTTAACACCGCTTATGTGGAGATACCCAAGAAAATGGGTAAATCTGAACTTGCAGCGGCTATTGCCCTGCTTCTTACCTGCGGAGATAACGAAGAACGAGCCGAAGTTTATGGCTGCGCCGCTGATCGCAATCAAGCATCTATCGTTTTCAACGTGGCTGCTGATATGGTGCGGATGTGCCCGGCTTTAGCGAAGCGTGTTAAAATCCTTGATTCCATGAAAAGGCTTATCTATAAACCCACAGGTAGTGTTTATCAGGTGCTTTCCGCAGATATCAAAAACAAGCATGGCTTTAACACCCATGGCGTAGTCTTTGATGAGCTGCATACTCAGCCCAATAGAAAGCTATATGATGTTATGACCAAGGGCAGCGGTGATGCCAGAATGCAGCCTTTATATTTCCTTATAACCACCGCCGGGGATAATCAAAACAGCATCTGCTGGGAAGTACATCAAAAGGCAGTAGATATCATTAACGGTAGAAAAACTGATCCTACCTTCTACCCTGTTATTTACGGAGCTGACTTGGAGGATGACTGGACAGATCCCAAAGTATGGAAAAAATCAAATCCCTCTCTGGGAATCACAGTCACAATGGATAAGGTTAAAGCGGCATTTGAATCAGCAAGGCAAAACCCAGCAGAAGAGAATAGCTTCCGGCAGCTTCGATTAAATCAATGGGTAAAACAATCTGTGCGCTGGATGCCTATGGATAAATGGGATAAATGCGCTTTTAAGGTTGATCTAGAAAAGCTAAAAGGGCGAGTTTGTTATGGCGGACTAGACCTTTCCTCTTCCACCGATATTACAGCTTTTGTACTGGTGTTTCCTCCAATCGATGAAGATGATAAATACAGCATTATGCCTTTTTTCTGGATTCCGGAAGAGAATGTTGATTTACGTGTCCGGCGGGACCATGTAAATTATGATTTATGGGAAAAACAAGGTTTTCTTAAAACCACCGAGGGCAATGTTGTCCACTATGGTTTTATGGAATCTTTCATCGAGGAATTAGGCTTAGACTATAACATTCGTGAAATCGCCTTTGACCGCTGGGGTGCTGTACAAATGACACAAAATCTCGAAGGGATGGGCTTTACCGTTGTTCCTTTCGGTCAAGGATTTAAGGATATGTCACCACCTACCAAAGAACTGATGAAGCTTACTTTAGAAGAAAAGTTAGCCCATGGCGGGCATCCAGTACTTCGCTGGATGATGGATAATATTTTTATCCGCACTGATCCAGCAGGAAACATTAAGCCGGATAAAGAAAAATCTACTGAGAAAATAGACGGTGCAGTAGCAACTATTATGGCCCTCGATAGGGCTATCCGCTGTGGCGGAGAGACAGGGTCTTCAGTTTATGATGATAGAGGGCTTTTAATACTTTAGTGCTATTGGTTCCATGGTATAATCAGTTTAACTAAGTAAAGGCTTTTTTATGGTTAGTGGTGATAAAACATGCGCATAAAAACGGTTAAGATTAATTGGTCTTATCCGGTGTTATATGAAAACATTTTTTCCTCTATTAGGGTTAATGAAAAGGGAATATATTATTTATCCAGGAAGTTTGGAGATAAGGAAACGCTGTTGTATATTGGGAAAACAAGTAACAGTTTTTACAACCGCTTATATTCCCACAAAGATTGGCTGAATCTATATCGAGGAAAGCTGTTTGTTAGGCTGGGCATAATCGTTTCGCCAAAGACCTATGACGATAATTTAATAACAGATGTGGAAAGTGCTTTGATATATGAAATGCAGCCATTTGAAAATACAGATAAAACCAATGGCTATTATTATCTCAATGAGTGCAAAATAGTAAATATCGGATATAAGGGGCTGTTACCTCCCGTTATTTCCATGCGGGAGCACATCTAAAATACTAATAATCCAGAAGCATCTCACCCGAGGTGCTTTTTTCA